TGTTTAAAGACCAGATAATGTATGTAATGAAAGAGCTGCATCATACTGTTGACTCATCTCTTGACATACGAACACTCCATACAATGTTCCATAGAGTAATAAATGATGAATCCATAGAAAACTCTATGATATGGTTGGAAGATAAACAAGTCAACTATGCATTAGGCACATATTTTAGTAGAGAATGGTTTAATAATGATACCACTTCTAAACTAAGATGTTTTATATCTCTAGCAAGACAAATGATAGTTAATTATCCAGAAGCATTTCGTACTGATATGAATGAAATGATTTCTGACTTCATTCAAGAAGCTACAGATTTAAGATATGGTGAAACTAGAGGAAGGCCACAGAATGAAATATTTGAATCTCTTGGCTTTGGACTCTATCGTTTACTTACTGCATTATTTGACAATGGAGAATGGGAACAACTGGTAATAATAGACAGATTGACTCCTGTAGTAGCAAGAAAGTCTATTGAAATCATAGAGGAATATTATAACAATAATCTAGAGAGGATTAGAAATGGAAAAGCAAAGTTCAACAGAGCTTATGGTTACAATACCAGACAAGATGATGGAGAAAATCAATTATCTGCATCACAGGTTCAGTAGTACTGAATGGTCTGGCCCAGCCTGGTATACCATTAAGAAGAAAACTAAGAAGGGATTCCCTGAACAAGTAGAACTAACTTACTTCAAACCTATTGATTTAGGTAATCACGGAAGTACAGAATTAGACGGGGAAGAACTTGGAAAGGTTTTACCTAAGGTATACAAACAATTCCCTGAATTAAAGAAGTCATTTATGGGTCTAATCCATAGTCATCATAATATGGGTGCTTTCTTTAGTGGGACTGATGAAGGTACTGCATTAGAACAAGCTCCTAATGAAGGGTTATTCTTCACAACAGTAGTAGCTCATAATAAAGACAAGTTTGCTACTGGAGTATCTTATCGTGATCAGTTTGGACTTCCCAACTTTATAGAAGGAGAAGTCAGGAATAAGGTCAAGATTAAGGTAGACAAAGTATGGAAAGCTGAAGCTGACCGTATAGAGAAAGAAGCTAAGACTACATTTGTTACTAACCACTATCCTACAAGATATGGTGGACAAGGTACTATGTGGGCAAATTATTATAACCGTAATAATGTTAGCGATAATAGAGAAGATGATAAAAAAAAATCATCCAATCTCTCCGGTAATTCATCTCTAGATATACCATTGGTAGAAGAGACTGAATTATTGCTTGCAACACAGATATACGATAAATTATTAGAGTTGGAAATAACAGAGGTAGAGTTTACTTCTGTTATGAAAGATAGGTGTCCAAATGTAGACCCTTATCTATTCGCCTCGGGATATTATGACATTTGATGCAAGGTCGCTCTAGTATTAGCCTCCTTCTTTTATAACTAATACTAGAGTTATTTAGGGCACGGTTGACACATAACATAGGTATGTGGCAGTTGGTAAGTGTATGGTTGGCTAACTAAAACAAATACTAACTGGTGTCAACGAATTAACGTCACCTTGGACTGGCGAGTAAGTCGTCCTCAAGGAATGCCGTGCCCTATGAATTTATAACTGGCAAGAGGTATGGTGGTTTTACTAGGGTTAACATTCCCTGTTTCTTTCCCACCTTTGTTGAGCTTTAAGGTTAAAGGTTCTAACGGCCGTCGTACATATACTAGTTGTTTTGTACTATAATACCTTAAAGTCCTCTTGCCTATAATCTTTAGGCTTGTTTGATATTCAACACGTAAAAATAATAGATAACAAATAACATTGTTTTCGATTTATTGTATTGAGCAAGCCTAATTAAATAGAAAGGAGTTCTAAATGAACGAACAATATGAGACTAGGTTTCTCAGAAATAAAGACCTAATTCCCCTAAAAGCTTTAACAAGTATTGATGTTATAGGTCTTGGAGGAATAGGCTCATTTGTAGTACAAGGATTAGCTATTATGGGATGGCAAGATATACAAGGTTACGATAGTGATGATGTATTATGTCATAATTTAAGCAGCACTGCGTACACATTTGATGATGTAGATATGCCTAAAGGAAAGGCGTGTGAAAAACTACACGAAAGACACTCAGAAAAATGGCAAAATTTCTATGCAGACGGACATTTCGATGATGATAAATATATTGGACATAAGGTAATTGTATGTACAGATAATATGGCATCAAGAAAACTTGCTTATGAGAAGTGGAGAAAAAGAAAGCACAAGCAATTCTTTATTGATTTAAGAATGGGTGCAACCAGTATCGAAATGGTAACAGTAATACCAAATAACGATAGTTATATGGATACTTGGATACCTGATGGTGCGGTAGAACCAGAGCCGTGCTCAATGAAACATACTGTCTTTACAACTCAGCATATAGCATCATTAGGTGTAGCTCAAGTGTATAATATAGTAGGGAATTTAGCATATTATGACTATATTTGGGCGAGTCTGACACCAATTCAATACGAATTTGGGAATTTAATAGTACCAAAAGTAGAAGGAGATGTAAATGCAACATCCAAAAATAAAAGTGAAGAAAGTATCAACAGATTGGAAGGCAATGCCGTCTGGTCTGACGTACCTCTTCATAGGCCAGCCTAAAACTGGCAAAACTACAGCTTGTAGTAAGTGGAGTGAACTTGGTAGTGATGGCGTCATCTTATTAGACACCGATTTAGGTGCTGATTTCGTAGATGGCGTCAACGCTGTTACAATAAGCTCACTTAATGCTCCTACACGTTCAGTAGAGCACGAAGGTAAACAAGTTGTAAAGAATGGTAAACCTCAATTTGAGGTAGTACCACCTCTAGAAAGAGGATTTGTAAATAGGTCAGGTAAGGATAAGGGTAAACCCATAGAATCTTATTCACTTATTGAAGTATATAACTGGCTTAATACAGAATGGGACAAGCTACCCTATGATACTATAGTTATTGATACTATAGGTCAAGTAAATGAATGGGTAGAACAAACCGTAATTGAAGAACTTGGAATAACTGCTATGGGAGAAGGTCAATGGGGAGCTGACTGGGGTAAAGCCAGACGGAAGAATGTTGATATCGTAAAAAGATTCCAATCTTTAATTAAGAAAAAAGGTGGAAACCTCGTACTGGTTTCTCACTCCAAAACAACTGTTGTAACAGATGGGAAGGCTCAACTAGGGCCTGAACTACCTCGTGGCTTAGGATACTCCTTAGCTGCTAAAGCAGATGTTATTGGATACGTAACGGCAGAGAAAGAAGATGGACAATTCTATGTATCTTTTGAAGCATATGATGAAAGAGTCGTTGGCTCACGTCTAGCTCCATTAGCACAGAAAGTCCTTCCATTCGATTATCAAGCTGTTAGTGATGAAATCTTAACTTATAAAAGGGAGAAATAGTATGGCAAATACTCGTTTCCGTCCTACGAATTTAGCTACTGCCAATGATGGTAATAGCAGATTCCTAGGATTCGTACCAGTTGCAATTATGGATTATCAAGATAAATCTGAAAATTGGGACTGGGCTGATGTTTACTTAGATATAACCTTACAAATTGAAAGTTCACAGTATCCTGTGCAAATGAAAGTTTGTGGGTCATATGATAAGGAAGCAAGTGGCGAAATAAAAACCTGTCCTTTATTAAAAAGAGTCTATTGGTTAGCTGATGCAGTTGGCTTTCAAGGTGGGCCTGATAAAGACGGTAACTGGGTAGATGATGAAGGAAAAGAAATAGATGATATTGCATCTTATTTATCCAATCATCACGCGGCTAATCCACTTCAACCAAGTTTCGACTATTATGCATATGTATATAAGAAACAACCGGGAAAAGACGGTAAATCTTATACAGAAGTATATCCGAGACTAGTACCAAACACAGATAATGGTAGAAAAGAATTAGAAGGCTATATAGGCTTTCTAAAGAGCAAGAACCTTATCAAAGAGTTTGATGGAGAAGTACCAAAGAATGGAACAGCTCCAACTGCAAACGCTGGAACACCAACACAGTTCTAATGTTTGTAGAAATCGCTATAGGGAGTCCCTCTAAACGGGGGACTCTCATACCGTTGGACGAACTATGGGATGTAGTTTATGAATATGGTAAGAATCAAGCAATATACAGAAGTGTATATCTATATGATGAAGAAGCGGTAACATTCACTAAGAAGAGTGGAACGCTAAAGAACTTCCTTGGAACAAGATATATAGATGAAGTGCCTATTGATATTGATAAAGGGCAAAACACTGATGAATATACTTTACAAAAAGCTCAAGCATTAGCTTTCTATTTAACTGATGAACTTAGTTTAAAAGAAGGTAACTTTCAATGTTACTTCTCAGGAACTGGGTATCATATAGTGCTTAGTAATGAATGCTTTGGTTTTGAAGAGTCGCCTGATCTACCATTCATAGTAAAACAATCTATGACCGATGCGTTCGAACATATTGACCCTAGTGTTTACATTAGGACTGCACTAATACGACTACCACATACTTTAAATATCAAATCAGAATTATTTAAAGTTCCCCTAACAAAAGAAGAGTTAATGAGTGGCAATATTGAAGCCATTGTAAAACTAGCATCTTCTAGAAGATTAGACTTCGGAATAGCTGACTTATGGGGAGAGGAAACTCTATCACATCTTATTAAAAAGGATGTTCCAAAAGTCAGAGAAATGAAAAACGTATTAGAACCTCGTAATATTGTTCCTTGTATGCAAACTTTGTATAAAAGAGGGCCTGTAGATGGAAGTAGAAATAATACTATACTAAGATTAGCAGGACACTTCAGGAGAAATGGTATTACAAGCGAAGCAACAAAGGCAGCATTATTACATTGGAATGACGGAAAACTTAATCCACAGATAATTATAGACAAGGTCGAATCAACATATAATTATGGATATAAGTACGGTTGTGAAGATGAAATATTAGTGCCTGTATGTGAACCAAGATGTGTTTACTACAAAAACAAAGACTATAATATAGATGTTAAGAATCGAACAGAGCTGCAAAAAGATTTATCAGAAAGATTAGAAACTGATTACTCTGGCAGAATGATTGATTTAGCAAGAATGTTTGGCTTTGAAGATAAAGACTGTGCAATATATCCCGGTGAACTAGTAACAATATTCGGGCCCACTGGTAGTAATAAAACTACTTTAGCTCAAAATATTATATTAGGCTATGATTTTAAAAATGATATAATAAGGAAAGACTGGCAACAGCCTACCTTATTCTTATCTTTAGAATTAAGTGGGTGGTATATGCATAGAAGAAATTTGCAAATAGTAAGTGGTATGGATAAAGAACAAGTTACTAGGAATCATCAATATGTTGGTACAACATTTGGGGAAAGCTTAGAACACGTCAATATCCAAACAAAAGCTGCTACTGTAGAAACAATACAAAAGCAAATTAAAAATCTCCAACCAAACGTTGTAGTAATTGACTATATAGACTTATTAGAAACTCCTAAACAATTACGTGGAGAATATGAACAAATAAGATATATTAGTCACTTCTTATCAAACTTAGCTGTTAATAGCGACATTATCATTATACAAATATCTCAAGTATCAAGAGAATATAGTAGAAATGAAATTCTTGATATCTATGCCGGTAAGGGTAGTGGTGCTATAGAGAATGCATCAAGAAAAGTTATAGGTATTAATGGCAAACAAAACGAAGCTGATAAAACAGTTTCCTTATTTAAGAATAGCGATGGAGATTTATTCGATATCGACCTTGAATGGAAACCATCTTTCAGACTTCCAGTAAAAGGAGTTTCCGATGAGAACACATATCATCAAAGTTGAAGTTAAACCTAAAGTAAAACTTCGCTTAATATCGATGGCTCAAGCTGAAAAGCGTTCATTAAAACGTCAGTGTGAGTACATTTTAGAAAAGGAGAGCAACGGATATGAAAAAGAAGAAAACGGCTAAAGAACTATTAGGAGAATATATCGACCTTGAAATAGAGGTAGATGCTAATCCTGAACCTGATTTAGACACTCTTCTACCACAGCTTAATGATGTAAAGAAACAGATTAAAAAGAAGGTAGATGGAATAGACCATTTTATGATGGAACTTAGTAGAAGAGAACATCTTATTGATGCTGAAATCGAGGCTCTCAAAACAGAAGAAACCAGACTGAAAGTAAGAAGAAAAGCAGTACAGAACTTAAAGGATTACTTTAATGGAAACCTCATACCTATGATAGTAGAGGAACTTGGAGATGATGCTGGAGTCTATGAAACAGATACCGCAAGATATAAATTATATACTACTTGGGGCCCAACTGTTGTATTAGATGAAGAATCAGTACCAGATGATTTCAAAAAAGTAACTATGACTGAGTCAATAGATAAAGTCAAAGCAAAAGAAGTTCTAAAGACTGGTGCTAAAATA